TGCCGATTTTTCTTGCGTGTGCGGATTTGTTGCGAAAGTTTTCGTTGGAGGATTCCCAACGCCATACTGTGGAATAGTTTGGCATACCTTCGAGATTACAGATGGATGAGAGTGTTTGACCTATTGAAAGTCGTTCACAGATTTCCTCTGCGAGTTCCTCGTTATACTCTGGTGGTCTACCCATTTTCTTGGAAGGTTTAAAGCTCATATGGTTGCTTGGGTTTACGCTTTGGTAATCCTGATTTCGGTTCGTTGCTCGGCTTGAGTGCGGACTTTGACTTGCGAGAACGTGATTTCGACGCTTTCTGGGTTATCGTCTGGGATGAGGTTGGCGTATCTAATTTGGTCAATGAGAGGTTTGCAGCCTCCAGCGAGATTATCAACGTCGAGAGTCTTGGTTGAGAATCTTGTAAGTGCGAGAGTGTACTTCGGATTGCACTTAGCAGTGCAGTCCTTGCTAGGTTCTTTTGCTTTTGGTACTTTGACCAGTGAGCGTTTAGGAGCGTGTTTAGTGAGGGTGTCAAGTAGCCGTCTAGATGGAGGTTTATAGTTGTCTGCATAGTAGTAGTGTCCGTCAGGTGCGAGGGAGTATCCTTTTTCCTTTAGTTGTTCAGTTGTCCAGTTCATTGCTGGTATAGTTGTACATGATTTTGTGGATTTATACCTTATCTAGGCTATTTGATTGGTAAGGTTTCGATTGGGTTTAGTGCTGATTGTGGAACGAAGTAGCAGTCTGGATCTCCTTCTACGAAGTACTCTGGTTTCTTGCCATGCTCAGGATTGATCCATCCCCGCAGGGTTGCTTGTAGTCCATTGATTGTTACGAACACAAAAATGTAATCGTTGTTTGAGGAATCGTACAGCACAAGATGCCCGTTTGCGTGTTCCGTGGTACGAACCTCAAGTGATGCACCTATGTCTGCTGCTTTGGTTATTTGCAGGGTGGACATCTGTGTTAGTCCCGTGAACTTACTTACAGCAATCTCCCCCAGTTCACCTAGAATGCTATCTGCCAATCGCTGGGTCATTTTTCGGTAGGACTTGCCACCATGATCGTGTCCCATTCGCTTGTTCTTAATGGCAACCAACTGGCGAACCGCACCTTTCGTTGCAGCTACCATGAAGTCCTCTGCGGTTAAGTCGATGATCATCGTGATTTCTGGATAAACTTTAATGCGATTGCCATTAGTTCAGGGTAGTCCCGTAGTGACTCTAAAAAGTTCTGGAACATATTATCGATTCCCTGTTCGGTGTATGGACTAGGTACGATTTCGCATTTGACCTGCGCTTCCTCCAAGTCCTTGTTGGATGATCTTAGTGCAAAGATAGCAGCGGAGCAGAATACTGCCAGTTGTGCGGCAATGGAGCGATAGTCCTTGTTGCACTCTTTGAGTCGTTCTACCTCATACTTGTATAGTGTTTCGTTTAAATTCATGCGTGTATAGTGTTTTGTTAATATTTATAGAATGGATTTAGAGGGTTTGGTTTACTGATTTTATTATCGCTTGAGGCATTCCTTATGAATTCCACATAGTATTCTTTAGCGCACTTTAGTGCCTCATCACGTTCAAGCTCTGCTCTTGCTGCCATGTCCACAGCACACTTCCACTTGTTCTCCCAACCTAATATTTCATTCCTAGCCTCATCGCGCTCGATCCTGATTTTCTCTGCCTCGTCAAACAACTGGTCATACTCAACATATTTTTTACTGAGTTCTTCATTCGCTTCGTCGCGCTCACGCTTAAAATCTTCTATCAATAATGGTCGTTGTCTTATTAAATCGTCAACTTCTTCATTAAGTTTTTTGTTTTTATCAATCAACTCATCCCGTTCTTGGCAGAATCGTTCTGCCCTGCATTCAGCTTGCACGATTTGAGATAAAGCCTCGTCCCGTTCTTTAAGTGCATTTGCTAATGCGTATGATAACTGATCTTTATCATAGTCTATTTTCATTTTGTTTCCTCCAATGCGGCTCTGGCAATCAGACCCATGTTTTCTCTGTCCGCGTAAATATCTGTGCCGTCAATAAATAAATCCTCAATTTTCATCAACGCATCCCGCGCCTCGTCACGTTCACCGCAAATCTTATTGATTGCCAGCATATGCTCGGTAGCCTCCGTTGCGTATTTCTCTTGTGATTCGTTACGCTCACGTTCCAACCTAGCCAACTCACTTGTGGAGTGTAACTCCAATGCGGTTAGCCTGTCTGCTAGTTGCTTTGCATCCTCTCGCAACTTGTAAACCTCAGTGGGTGTCCAGTCTGCGTCACAACCGCACTCGTAACTGCAACGAGCTTCGCACTGGCAATGCTTACCGGGGAAGTAATCTGGTGACCGATAGTTCTCATATGTGGCCTTTGTGAAGGTATTGTCATCTTTGTCCACAGGGGTCTTTGAAGTGTCCCCTTGCATCAACCACCGCATACTGATCCCTGTCTCATGCGAAATGCGAAGAGCGATATTTTCTGTTAGTGGTATCTGACCACACGAAGCCTTTTTTAACCACGAAGTAGAGCGTCCAATCTTTTCTGCAAATCGAGCTTCATTTCCAGCAGTAGATCCAATTACTGAGCGGAGAACTGACAAGCAGGTTTTATGTTGTGGATTAGCCATAGTTTTTTTTAATATATTTATAAAATGGGGTGTGAGGTTTTATGTAGTTACCTCACAGGGTCAAATGATAACCAGCCCACATGGTGGCCGCTACAATCCCTTAAAATTGGTCAGCGTTTTTTCGGATGCGCTGCCCCCGTTGTCCCCTGCTGATCGGGAGTTCCCAATCAAGCGAGGAAAGTGTTAGTTGTTATATATTTTTACTTCACTTTCTTGGAGAACATTTTTCAATGACATAGCCAACTCATGTCCCATCGTTTCACAAGTGCCTTTGTTGAGCAAGCGTGAAACTGTATGCGCTAGAATAAGAATTGCTGCTGCTGTGTCATTAATATCCATTTCTTCCTTTATATCTTTAAAGGTATCAATATACCATTCGTTCATAGGTCAAAAAGGAATATCCGATCCGTCATCATCTTTGGCCCGTGCTGGAGCAGATTTGGCCTTTGCAGGGGTTTTGTCTCCAACCTGTACATTCTTAGCGTTTCCAAGAATTGGAAGCTGCACACCATTTTCACGATCTTCCTTTGAGATCGATTGTTTTACCATGTAGTCACCATAATCTGACTGAGATTCAATCAGGATGAGATCACAGAATAGTGCTTTCTCACCATTCTTACGGGTGATTGCCTTGAATCGTGTCTTGTCTAGTTTTGTTACGTCGATACTTAGTGTTATCATATTTTATTTACTTTTATGCGGCTTTTAATGGTTGCCGCTTACCAAGTCTGCATTTGTTTGCAGAAAGTGTTATTTTGTGTGTTCTTCGTCCAAGTCAATTCCGTAGAATTTCTTTGCAATGAAGTTTGCCGCTTTGCACAGGAATCCACCAAAGATGTAGATCATCATGACAAGGGTAACGCTACCCATGAATAGTTGAATGCTTGTCATACTAATCGCTCCAGCAATCGTAGCTTCCTTCGTAAACATACCCATTTTCGTCCCTCGTCTCATGGAACGTGAAGGATTGACCAAACATATCGTGAGACCCGCAAAGGGACTCGATGATTTCTTTGGATAGATAGCACTTGGAAGTGATGCGGAATGTTCCCCAGTCCCGTGTGCCTCGATCATTGCGAGACTTGTCTGCCTCGACTGTGATTACGTTTAGTTGTTTCATTTGATATGGTGTATTTATTGGACTGACTCCACTACATCTAGGGTCAAAATTGAAACTCGTCAACAGAATTTTCTTCGATGTGCGAAAAATATTTATCGTAGATTTCTTTTGCCTTTTCGTATTTTTCCTGAGCGTCCGCAAACCTAGATTTCATGCGGGTCTGGAAGATTGCTGTTGCAGTGTCTAGCAGAAAGCAAGCCTCGTCGAAGTGGTGATCAATGTTCATCGATTTGTTCAAATCTAGAAATTTCTCCGCGCATTTTTACAGGAACGAATACGTCACGTTGACCACGCCGATTTTTGTCGATGCGTACACGCGAAGTTGATTGGGTTTCTGTTTTGCGTTTAAATGATGATGCTTCTTTTTTCTTCTCGTCAGGGTGCGAGATGATGACCAAAAAATCAGTGTGGTGACCGATTGCGCGGGACTCGCGTACTGCGCCTTCGTCGTTGAGTTGTGATGCAGTCATAACCACGGATTTTGTTTTGAGTGCTGTCAACTTCAACCTGCGCGATAGTTCACTGACTGCCTGTTCGCGGTTATCTGCTGTTGGCATGGTAACGATTTGAAGGTAGTCAACCACGATGAGGTCTGCCTTTCCAAGTGATGCAAGACGTGATGCCTCTGCTACGATTTCTCCAACCTCGGAAAGATCATCTCGGATCGTGAGGTTCATTCCCATGAGTTGCACGATTGCGCTTGAAATATCCTTTGCAGATGCAACCCCTCTCCACTCTGTGACCCCTTCCATCTCACGCAATGG